ATTGGAATCGAAAAACTTAGTTTGTGTATTTCTAATTGAGAGATAACCGCCATTATTCCATACAAACAAAGTTACAGGACATTTGTAGTGTAAAAGAGTTTGTAGCTCCTGTATGTTCATCTGTAGAGAGCCGTCGCCTATGATGGCTGCTATCCTATTATAGTCGCCCAAGTTGAAACTCGCACCGATAGATGCAGGAAGTGAAAAACCCATCTCAGCCTGCGCGGCTGATAGGATCAATTTTCTACCAGCAGCAACACGAGTTTGGCAAGGAACATAAATAGCTGACCCAGCGTCACCTACTATTACGGTCTTCTTATCCGCAACCTCCCCCAAGTGAAAACAAAAATCATATAAATCAATTTCAGAACTTTTATCTCTTTTTCCACACCAAATATCAAACTTTGGATACCAAAAAGTTCCTTCTCTTTTTATATCAGATAGTTTTATAAAATGTAAAAACTTTTCAACATAGGTATTATAAACTTTATTAACTTTTACATGAGACTCTTTTAAATGTTCTGTATGATCAATATCAATAACATCGACTATAGCTCCACTATTTATAATCTGTCCTTCATGATATCCAATGTGTGGAATTCTTAAGGAACATCCTAAGGATAGAATATATTCCGCTTCTTGTAAATAAGCATTCGCATTTTTTTTCCCCTTTATTCCTATAACTCCTCTGTAATTAAAAAACAGACCGAGCTTATCATGCATAGGAAAAGTGCTTACCAGAGGTATGGCAGAAAAATTATCTCGTAAAACATCAAGATCGCTCTCCCTTGCCCCTTGACCTACTAATATACAAGCCTTTTTTGTTAGAAGAGAGTCAGCAATTTCTCTAAAACTAATAAGTTTGTTTTGAAGTGATGTTTTAAGAAACCCTAAATCAAAACTTAATTCTTTATGAAATTTTGGTAAATCAGGGAACCAGTCTGGGATCTTTGCTTTCTGGATATCCATAGGAACGTCCAGCCAAACAGGCCCTTTTCTTGGTGTTAGCAAGGCAAAAAAAGCATCCTGTAACATATAAAAAACTTCGTCAACTTCTTTTACCATATAGGCAAACTTAGTTATTGGTTTTACTATACTAACAATATCAGCTTCTTGAACTCCAAAACCTCTCCCTGAGCCACCTGCCACAGAAAAAGTCTCAGATGAGTTTATCTGTCCTGATATGAATAGTACCGGACACGAGTCTTGCCATGCTGTTAGAAGTCCTGTAATGGTATTGGTGCCTCCACAACCTGTTGTTACCATTGCAGCGGCAGGACCATCATTCATCTTGCTATAACCAACAGCAGCCATAGCACTAGCTTGCTCATGGTGGTTACACACAAACTTTAAATTCTTATTCTTACGAACTCCTTCCGTAAGATACATTGACCCGCCACCAGTAACCCCAAAAATAGTATTTACTTTTAGAACGTCACTAATAAAGTGACTAATGTAATCTGCTATAGTTTCCATTGTTTTTTCCAATAATCTTGAATCTTATGATCGAAAACATTACCTTTTTTTGCTTCATTAACCATACCCCAAGTAGCCTGGGTTGAGTGCCACCTATAAACATACCCCAGACACCTGTTAGCCGGTCTGATAAAGACTCCTGCATCCGCTAGCTTAAAATATAGGTTATAGTCCGCAGCCCCTGAATATTGATCCGAATCCCACTCTATTAGACCTGACTCCCAATCTTCCCTCTTATAGAATACCGTAGGGGTGTTGACAGGGCAACCAATAAACAGTTTTCTTTTAAACTCTTCCAAATCTTGGTAACTATGTTGGACTTCTTTAGAAGTTGCAAATCCTGCACCATTGGGAACAATAGTTGCGATGTTAGATTGAATTGCCCTTGAGCCACTTCCTTCCATGAAGACCAATGAATTTTCAAGATAAGAAGGAGCTATGTAATCATCAGCACCAATAATGGTAAAAACCTCACCAGAAGAGTTCTCTAAAGCCTTATACACTGGCTCGTCCCAGGAGTAGGGTTTAGTGTTTGGGGCAGTAAAGATCTTTACATGTTTCTCTAGACGTAAATTCTTTACTAAATTTTCAACCTTTTGTAAACTATCATCAGTGCTCTCATTATCAACAAAGATAATTTCATACTTAGGTAGAGTTTGGTTTACTACCGATACCAAACATTGCTCTATATACTTTTCAGCATTAAAGCAGGGTATAATTACTGTTAAACTAGGCACTGTAATAGGGAATCCAATCTTTTATGTGATGTATGGTCTTTTAAAGCCCTTTCGAAACCAGCGTTTGCTATTTTACCTACTAAAGCAGGTTTTGATCTAAAATAGTTAACGTTATCAATTAGTTCCTCAACACTTTCAAATGTAGAAATCTCATTCGTACAATCAAAATTATGGACAAGATCAGAAGTATTTTCTGTGAGAAGCATGGCTCCCGACATAGGGATCTCAAACATGCGTGCCTTCATCTGAGTTCCATTATTAACAGAGTTCCTACTAAAATTAAGACCAATCCTTGATTGATTATATATGGAAATCATGTCTTCGAAAGAAACTTGTTGTTGGGTGCATAATACCTCAATCCCATTATCTACCAAAGCTTTAATACTGCTATACCTATCAGGTCTCATCCCACCTACATGGCAGATAAAGGTGCTTTTAAAAGTAGAATTATTAAAAAAGTTAGGATTAGCGTGCCATGTTTTATAGAGAATATTTTTATACCCTATACCTTCATATTTTTTAATAAAAGACCTTTCCGGAGTTGAACAGTAATGAAACTTCTCACATATCTTACTAGAAAAATTCTCAAACCTCCAGGAGTCATCACAGAACCAGTTAAAAGTAATACGACTTCCTTTTTTAGTTTCTTCCTCTACTACTTCGAAAGGCTCATCTGGGATGACATTGGTGTTGCCCACTGCTACCATAAACAAAAGATCCGGTTGGAACTTGTTTATCTCGTCTCTCAACTCCGAGTTTCCCCCGTACCCAATATCAAAAAATCTTACCTCATGGCCTAGCTCCATCATTGGAATATAGAAATTCCAGTAACCTAGATCCAGTCTTAGAGGAGATTGAGAAGAATACTTAGGTGCTATAAATAGTATTTTAGACATTTATTATTTGTAAGAATTGTTCTACTCGGTTTAGGTAAGTATGGTTTTCTTCAATTTCTTTTTGGTTCTCAGCTCTTATCTTGGAAAGCTTTTTTTGAACTTTTCTATTAAAAAGATAATAACTTACCAAACTCTTCAATTCTTCAGTAGTTGTAAATTGTGGGATCTGTAAATCAAAATCATCAAGACATTCAATTCTGTCTGAAATCATAAATCCATTTAAGCCAAGGGATTTAAAAGTTCGCTCGTTGGTATCTCGTCCTAACTCTCTTTGATATGCATCATGGATGTTAAGTGTTATTTTGGCTCTGCTAAGAGCCTCTACCTCAAATTGATGAGTTACATTACTACCAATATAAAAACCTAAGTTAATATTTAAATCCTCTAGAGCTTTCTTTGCATCTAGCATTAAATGAAGTTTTTCATTAAAACCATTATTAGCTACCCCTCCGATAAAAACTACATCAAAGGATGGTGTCTCTTGCCCAAAGCAGGTAATAGAAAACTCAGAGTTATAGCCTGCGGAATCAAAAGCTAACGGAACATGGTGGATTTTCATCATCCCTTTAGGACGCCATACTTTCCACTCAGAGAAGAAATCTGGGTTAGTACCTTCTGTTTTAGAAAAATTCCACAGGTGGACATTTTCTCTCTCAGATATATTTCTAATAAGACTTGATTTTAAAGTGGAAACAAAATTTGGATGCGTGCCCCAAGGATGTGGAAAAGTATTTGGATTCACATACATGAATATGGCTTTAGCTTTGTCCATAAATCTTTTTGCAGCGTCTGGAAAAGCTAGGGTTGGTAAACTCCCTTCAACCATCATAGCCATGTAGGGTTGATTGGACTCCACTGCCTCTTTCATTGTTCTTTCACAAAGAAGGTCTATTTGATATCCCGCCAAAGCCCATGCTGCCGCGTAACCTTTATAGATCCAGTGTCCTGCTCCAGATGGGTAGCTAGGAAGATAAACTTTCATCGGTTAATCACTTCCATCCAAGCATCATAAATCTTATCCTTGGGCCAATACTCAGACCCAGGATCGGCACTTGGAAGGCCATTATACTTAACCCCAGTCATTTCACACTCATGCTTTATATAATTGAATGTTTCTCCTAAGGATGAGTGAAATACCTCTTGGAGCATGTCATACATTGCCTGCTTATTATCTTGGAATCCTAAATACCTAACATCACGTCCAAGAAGAGGTTGAACTTGTGATCTGAAATAGGTATAATCTGTTAGATCACCAAAAATTTCTATTTGAGAGTAACCAGCTTTTTTCGCTCTTTGAATTGAAACATGAGTTTGCTTATGTGGATCAATACTTCCAATTACGCCCGCAATATTTGTATGTTCACACGTTTTCTTTTTAAGTTCATGGATAACATTAGGGATTACATCCCCCGGGACTCCTTGCCAATCTGCTTGGGACTGGGACACGAATACCATCTCATCCCAGAAATCAAATATATTGCTACCGGCTTTATTTAACTCATCCTGTACTTTTCCTAACAGTGGGAATACTGCTGTCTCATGGCAAGCAAGGATGTGTTTTTTCATAGGAACCCCTGTTTTACGACTAGGGAGACAATAGTGGGAGATTACTACATTGTCAGGTGTTGGTCTCCAATTTTGAATATTATCCCCAAAATCCGTCATCTTCATATGCCAGGGGTTTGGCCCCCATAAAGTTGCATTGTGGCCTTTTTCACGAAAAAGCTCTACCAAATTAATTAGGGCTACAGTCGAGCCACCAGGATTAGAATAACCAGTTACTATATCAATTTCCATAAGATCTTAATTCCTCGTCAAACGCTCTATTCTCAATAGGATTCACATTTAAAGTTTTGAACGACTCCGAATACATCAGCAGACGATCCTTCACCACCTTATTGATATCATAGAATCGCTCCGTTATTTCATGCAGGCTTTCCCCCATTTCTTTTATCTTTTTCTTGTTACGGATGAGACTTACTAAAACCTTAACCCAATCACTCTGTTTAGCATCAGCCGGTAATAAGTAACCGTTCTGACCATTGATAATTGTATCTCTATAGCAACCTACGTCAGATGCTACGAGCGGAACTTTATATCTTCCACACTCAGCTAGTTTAATATCACTTTTACATTCATTAAAGAGATTAGACTTTAGAGGAGCTATTGAAATATCCATATTAGCATAAACTCGTCCATACATATGAGGAGGTAGAGCATTATGAATTCTATAGTTTTTTACACCTTTCATACCTCTCATCATGTTAGCAACATAATCGTTCCAAGTCTCCTTCTGCCATGCATAGTTTGGGTCGTCCGATGGTGGTGGATGGCCGTACAAGTCCCATATTACGTTCTCCACGCCCACCTTCTGGTTCACGAGATGCGGAACACCTTGGAAAACACGAACGTCAGGGAAGTGGTGAATCCCCCCTGCCCATCCTATTCTCACCCTGTCTGATTCTATCCTCGGAGCATTCCAGGCTGGTAGCTCATAGTCTATAGCATTCCGAATCACGCCAAGCATCGCACTACAATGTGGCTTAATCTGTTTTGCAAACTCTTGTTGAGTGCAGGTTACAAGATGAACATTATTATACACGAAAGCTGTAATCTTGTCAAGTTGTTTTTCTTTATAAACATCAAAAAGACGATGTTCCTCGTAGAGATTAGTTAAAAGATCATCTGTGTCAAAATGAACAAACTTTCCTAGCTCATGGGCTTTCCCTATAGATCTAGCTAAATAATTACCTCCATAGTTAGTAATATTATTTGCTAAAAATACATCACAAGCTTTCATGTCAGCGAAAGAGAATTCTGTGTCCCAGATTATGCTGCCCGGCATACTATTAGGGTCAGCACCAGGGTTTTCCTCCATCCACTTCCGGCGGCGTTCTTCTATAACTTCAGGTTCTGTCACCATTCCAAGCGGGTTCTTATTAAACACTATTTGAACTTGGTCAGGGAATTTCTCAGCCAATTTTTGCATAGGCATCAGGCTGCGGTAATAGGCACACACGATTTCTCCCCATCCCTAAGGATGGGGAATATTCACCCACCCTCATTAGGTGGAAATACCAAGATCCGCAAACGTTTGTCGTTTGGATCTAAGTTAAATCCAGTCCGGTCAGAGGGTGGGCCTTTCTTAGTTTCTGTCATTGAAGCGATTTTTCATCTTATCAATTAAGTTAGGATTATATTCTTCTAAAAGTTTAAATCCTTTTTCTAGATTACATGCAGGACATGTAATGGCTAAGTTCTCTAGATCATTATTACCACCACGAGATAATGGTATTAAATGTTCTAGCCAATAGTTACTACCAACAGGCTTATCACAAAATTCACAGTGAAATTCTGTTGTGTTGTAGACTATGTTATTATAGCTCTCTAGAAAAGTAATTGATGAAAAATCTAAAGGAGGGATGTTTTTTTCCCTCACCCTTCTTATATTTTTATCCCTCTTCTTCTTTGCCCGCCAATATTGCGGCTGCCTTTCTTTATTCTTAATCCTCGCCTGTCGTCTCTTCTCTTTACCGTGCTCAGATTTTTGCCAAGAACTTATTCTTTCCTTGGCACGTTCTTTATTATTTTCATACCACTCTTTTGCTCTTTGGCGAGCAGCTTCTTGTCGCTCCTCTTCATTTTTATATTTTAAAATTTTAGGAGATGGTGTATACTTGGAACGTTGTTTTTTATTGTAACAAGATTTGCAGTGGGCTTTGGTTCTTCCTGAACCAGCTTTAGGGAATAATTCAATAGGAAGATCTTCTTTACAAGTTCGGCATGATTTGGTCATAGTAGTATATATACTACTTCCACGCCTATAATACTACTTTTCTGATTTATCCCTCAGTCTATCAATATCATCTTGAAGTCTCTCTGTCTTCTCTTCAAGTGGTTTAATTAGCAATCTCATTTCACGTTGAAGAATACTATCTAACCTATCAGTTCTGTCCCTATTGTTCTGATCTAAAACTTCCATATCACGGTGGAGGTCCTTCTCTAACCTCTCAGACTCAGCATCAGTAAATACAGTTTTTTCTAAATCTCTAACTGTACTCTCAATCCTAATAATTTCTTGGTTGTGCCGGCTTAAATCATTTAAAGGGCCATATGAACCTAAAGTAACAAGACCACCTATTATACCTATGACAACAGCAGCAGCAGCAATTATTGGTGCCCACTGAGTTTTATTTGATCCTCTCATTTCCTGGGCAAAGAGTTGGAAGTCTCCTCTTAACCCTGAGATGTCATTCCTGAGTCCTTTATACCCTTCTTCTAGAGCTGCGATACGGTCACTTTGATTCAATTTTGGCTGCGTCATTTTATTACTATTCATTAATATTTAGTTTTCACCGTATTAAAGAATAATAAAAAAAAACTCTCTTCGACTCACAGTAGATAGTCGAAGAAAGTTCGGACTTAGAATTCTTATATAAGTTAGGAATGGTTAAGCAGGTATCTTTTACATGCTCGGGCATAAACCTTTTTTATTGCTTCTACGTCTTTTTCTGACATTATCTCTCTTACCAAAGGATCTTTAAACTCTACATTTATTGATTTTACTACATCCTCTATTTTTGATCCTAACCCGTCTAACCATTCTTGTTTTTCTTTTTCATTAAGAATCTTACGTTCATAGGGAAGCTGGCCAGAATTTTTACTACAATTACAATAATAGCATAAAAATTGTACATTACCCTTTGTATACCCACCTTCATTATTAAATCTGTCCAATGTAGCCGAATCGAGGTCATGTTTACCCCTTCCGCCTCCAGTTTTCAACTTTTTCCCACATTCTGGATTTTCACATTTCCCACCGATAGCTTTAAAACGTTTCAATCCCCATTCAACAGTTAAATCATCATCAAAGGGTCGATTATATTTTTTAGCTCGGGCCTGCGCGGACCCTAAAAGTATTCCCATCCAATTTTTTTTCTTGCTTTTAGCATTGATTTTTTTAAAACAAATTTTACAGTAGCAGCCAAAACCGTCTTTTAATGTTTTCCTTTTATAAAAATATTTTGATAATTCTTTAAGTTCATCTACGGTAAAAACTTTTTTACATTTTGAACAAGTTTTTTCTTTTTTTCCGTTGTCTAGTTTTTTGTAGTGTGTCATTTAAACGCCTATAAATTTTTCTACTGCCCTTACTATGATTTTATCTATGTCATCTTTATCTTTTTTAAGTAAGACTTTTTCTCTAAAAAAATCTTCAAATAGTATTAATTTATCAATTTTAGGTTTTAATTCTTCCAACCATTTTTGTTTTTTTCTTTGATATAAAACTTCACGCTCATAAGGAAACTGACCAGATCTTTTACTTGTATTACAGAATGAACATAAGAACTGTACGTTATCTTTTGTATATCCACCTTCATTATCAAACCTATCCAATGTAGCTGAATCGTGGGTCTTTTTACGTTTTCCCGTTCCGCCGGTTTTCAACTTTTTCCTACACTCGGGATTTTCACATTTCCCGTCGATAGTTGTAAATCGTTCTAATATCCATTCCACGGTTAAATCAAAGTCCCGACCATATTTTTTAGCTCGGCATAGAGCACTGTATAAAAGGATTTTTTCCCAGTTCTTTTTATGATATTTAAGACAAGCTTTTTTATTACAAATTTTACACTGACTTATAAAACCATCTTTTTTTATTTTATCTTTATAAAAAAATTCTAATAATTCCTCAGATTTGTCTACAGTAAAAACTTTTTTACATTTTGGACAAGTTTTTTCTATTTTTCCGTTGTCTAATTTTTTATAATGTGGCATAATAGTTAAATAATTAAGAAATAAAATTGGGGATGAGGCTCTAAACTCCAATAAGCTATGGAATGGCAAGTTAAATCCCCATAAAAATTGGTGGAAACCGCTCGGACTTGAACCGAGACACTTTTGCTTGCAAAGCAAATGCTCTCCCAATTGAGCTACGGCCCCATAAAAATTGGTGGCGGGAGCAGGATTCGAACCTGCGACCTCTTGGTTATGAGCCAAGCGTCCTAAACCGGACTAGACCACCCCGCAATGGCTGACGAGGCAGGAATTGAACCTACACCCATCCGTTTAACAAACGGATGCTCTCCCTTTAAGCTACTCGTCATTATGTAAGTAACAGTAGTTTTTTATATAGAAACTACTAAAACTATATTAACCTTAAGCCGCCTTCTTAGTCTCGAAAACGTCTTTAGTTTCCTTACTACTGTGGCCAAATCCTAGCGCCTTACCAACACTCATAACAGCATCAGCTAGATCAACTTTACCATCTGTTGGCAGTGCTGCCCGAATTGCACTAAGATAATGGTCACGTTTGCGTCGGAAGAATAATGCCCCAAGACCTTCTAATGCTACCAGAGGAGGCCAAAAAGAGCCGCCAACTTTACCGGCAAAGGCCAGGACATCGCCCCAAAAGTCTGAACTTCCTGGGTCTAAGGTTAGTTTAAATGCATCTGGTTTTACCTGATCCACATCAGCCAGAACTATCTTTTCACCAGGAAAGTTTTCTTCCATATATTTCCTAGTACCTTCAGAAAGATCCTCTAGAGGAATGTGCTTGACATTATCTTTTTGGTCCTCTAAGATAAACTTATCTGTAGTAATAACTTTATCGTGGACTGCATTTTTTAGCAGTTCACAACTCGACATCATTACCACTATAAAACCCAAAAATACTAGGAGAAACTTTTTCATGCTTGTAACTCTTCCCGCTTATCTTTCTCAGTCCGCCCACCTGATTCTACGGGACGACCAATTTCTAAGGTTGGGCATAATGTTAATGCCGCAGCCTTTACCTTATCAAACTCTTCTTTACGAACCAGAGCCTGGAGATCATGAAGCGAATCCATGTATTCTGCCATCTTCTTCTTTGTAGTAGCTGCTGGCTTGGATTTTGGGCGAACAGCGGACTCATCATACTTTGGCCACTTACCCTCCATCTTCTTTACAATCTTGAAATCATGACCATTCTCTAGATCAGTGATATCTCCATATTCTGCCTGACCGTAAGTCTCTGACTCCTCGTCATCATCTACCGCAAGTATTGTACTAATAATCTTTCGGAAGATGATCTGACCGACCGAAAGAATCTTAACCGCTGATTCCTCTGAGTCATCCTCAATCGAGCGATCAACTACATTCATGTAATACCGTTCGCGAGGTTTGATTTGCTTAGCAGTTTCAGAATAAGTAGTTTCCGTCTTTCCAGTCTTATTGTAGAGATCCCACAGTTTATAATAAGCATCACAAAGTGGGCAAGATTCCCCATGAACCTTAAGACAGTGGAAATTTGTAACACCGTCCTCTCCATCTGGGACTCGGTGAATCTTGGTCTCAGCATACCAAGGGTCATCTTCTTCCTTCCCAGGTAGAATTCGGACATTAGTATTACCGTCTTCTAACTTTAGGAAATTATTGGTGAATCCCTCACCTGATTGACGAGCAGCTTGCTCCTCTAGTTTTTGTTGTTTTTCTCGTAATGCTTTTAGATCAATTGCCATTTTTTTTCGTTCTTTCGTTTAAGTGTATAGGCGTGTTTCGCCGCGTTGATTGGCGCTAAGTTGCACCAACATATCCTTACGTTGTTCAAGAGCTTTACAAATACTCTTAATCCATCCTAATTTTTCTGTTGTAGTAAAAAGAGATTTCTTTAGCTCATTATATTTAGTATCTTTAAGAGCGAAAGATTCTATCTTTTTGTCCGTTACTTTAATACCCCTCGTCATCATATCATCTAGAGCCTCAAATTTTGCTTCATTCATTCTTTGCTCGATTTCATGCTCTAGAATCGCTAGCCTTTTCTCAGCTATTTTTTGAACTCCTGACCATAGTCCGTATACATGTGCTTGGGCTGCGAGTTCTCCATCCATATCTTTACTGGATACCTTGAGCACACTGTCACAGATATCCACGTAAGACGCCCAATCCAAATTATCAAGAGTCTCCAGTAATACTTTATCTACTTCTTGCATTTAACCTTTATACCTGTTATCTAAAAAACTTGCTTGCTTCTTGGGAATTATACCGTAACTACTATTTGGGTATCTTACTAAGACATCACCAATATTACCTCGTTGAAAAGTTATTTCAGGGTCTAAAACACCTTCAAGCACTGTCCCCATCTCAAAAGGAATTATAGCTTGATTATCCTCAAATTGAAAAGACCCTTCATCAATAAACATCCATCCGATGTTTGAATTCCTTGCTAGCCTTGTTGGTAATGCTGCTCTACGTTGTGTGGTATCTTCAGTCATTACTAAACCTTATTGAGTCGTCCTTACCAGGAATTATACAGTCTATTGCTTCAATCATAAATCTAACTTGTTCCCTCTTCTCGGAGGGTTCATCATATAAAAGATCATAATAAAGATGTAAACTTTCTATAAGAATCTTTCTGTCAGATTTAGTTAATAAAAGAGTAGATGTCACTTATATTTCTCCATTAATACTTCAAAAAGTTCAATATTAAGTTGCTGTGCTAAAATAAACCCACGAGATATTCTTGTTACAAGATCCTCATTTTTAACTTCAAGAACTCGATCGTCATCACCCTCACTAGCGTAGTCCAAGCCCACCGTAGCCGTTATGACGTGGAAGATCTCATGTATAATAGCCTCCCTAACCCCGAATTCGGTTTGCTTTTCCTCAATTTTTATTTCAGTTGGAGACCACTCACAAAGCCCGTCACATTTTTGTCCATCCTCGGATTTTAAATTAGAATGGAATGTGATTGGGAATTTACTCCACCCAACATCAAGAAAGCAAAAATCACTATCTTTTAATCTTTTAACCAGAGAATTCGCTGATCGCCTGCCCATGTATTTTATCCTGCTCCATAATGAGAGTCTCATAGTCCACGCGCATGGGAACAATGTATTTTTGTTTTGCATCACGAGCCTTCATCACGTATGCACGCATTCTACCATTATCATACTCCTCAGTAGTCTGATTTAGAGAAATTGCCCAATCTGCTACACGAATCTTACCATAGGAATCTCCCAACTCTTTTCGTGTAATGATTTCCACAGATTCACCCTGCCGATTGGTTTGGGTTGCCGTCCATACAAGAACATTGTATTCCATAGCAATACCTCTAATTTCTTCAGCAATACGTTGTTGGGCAGCATACTCTGAATCAGTTTTTCTAATCGGTAATAATAACTCTAAATAATCTATACAAATTAATTCAGGGACGAAACCTTCATGGTTCTCTAGGTTGTGCAGAATTTGTCGAATATTGTTAGCCGTGGCTGTTGCAGTTGGGAATTCCTTAATTACAAGAAAAGAGTTCTTGTATTTATCACGGAATTTTACCAAACGCTCTGTAAGTTCCATATGACCATCAATGGAATTTAATTTATTATTTGGAATTCCAGTAATTACTGAATCAAACCTCTTAGATACTTTATCACTCGACATTTCTAATGTGATATAAAGGACTTTTTTATTCTCAAATAATGCGCTTACAGCTTGATTAACAAGATATAAAGATTTTCCAATACCAGGAGCAGCCACAACCATAGCTAATTCCTTAGCATTGTTACCACCATTAAGATATGCATTACAAGCTGGTAAGATCGTGGGAAACACCTTACGACTCTTAACTGAGGTTTCCCGCTCCCACCTTTCTTGGATCTCATGAAAATATAAAGAACCATAATCAACCTGCCTGCCAACCATTATGGCTTCTTTAATTAAGAATTCGATTTCATCAATCTTATCTTCTTGGACTAAAGTAATACCCTTTTTGATGGCGTCCTTTATTGCCTGCTTCTTAGCAAAGTTTTCCACCAAATCCATGTAGTATTCTTTATTTGCAAGAGTATCCTCATTGATGGAGTGGATTTCTTCTAATTCATCCTCGTAATCTGATAAAGACTCATTCTTTTGTAAATTATTTTTGATCTCTTGGAGAAGGACATCTTTAGGAGGTAATTCCTTATACTTCTCAAAATAATTATGAGTCAGGGAATAGATAATTTGATGTGGTATACAATCAAAATACTCCGGTTGAATCATGTTCATGGCTTCTACCAGAAAACCACGATCAGTTGTCGCTAAATGTAAGATTCCACGTTCTACATTATCTATAAAATCAAACAAGCTTTCTATCCTCTTTTATCTTCTTCACTAATTTAGTTGCGGCTTGCGCTTTTTTCTGAGCTTTCTCAGGTGTGGTCTTTTGGACCTTATAACCCATTTTTCTTAATTCCTCCTCAGAGGTTACCATTTTCTTATAATGCTGTCCTCCTGTCTCCATCCTTTCCTTGCTTGTTTTTATTGAATTCTCTAAGAACTCATTAGCAGTATCTTTATCCATTCCATCTCTTCGGAAACGATCACGCTCATGTTCCTTCGTTTCCCAATCTTCACCAACAAATGTGATATAAGGAGAAGTGTAGACTCGATTGCCCATCTTACCACACTTTTTGCACTTCTTCTTTTTAGGAGGATTGTCTGCTGATGCTTCCACATCCCAGCTAATCTCACAATGTTTACATTCTATTAAATATATGGGCAAGAGTCTAAATCTTCCTTTAGTTTACTTATTTTTTCCAATATATTATGAAGAATGTTCAATTGTTCACTACAACAAAATAACATTTCTTTAGAAATAAATTCTTCCAAATCTTCAAAAGCTATTAATCTTTCTCTAACCATAGCTCTTTTAATATCCCTATTAGACCCATAAGGACCATGAATACGATTTATAGCTAATGCAATTCTATCATAAAAGGTATCTTTACTATTCATCTTCTTCAGCTAATCTGATCTGAACATCCTCTTCCAAAATTACTACAGCTTCCATACCATTAAGAGTGAAATCCGTTCCAGTCTGGTAAGGGATCAGTATTCGATCACCCTTCTTAATTTGTTGGCAGTCAGGGCCAACATCAAAAACTATAGCTTCCTTTTGTTGTTCTCTCGCCTGCTCAGGAATTAAAATCCCGCCTACTTCTTCCGGCGATTTTTCTCTAAGCGCGATAACACGTCGCCCGACAGCCTCTGGTCTGTATTTACCCATTCTTCTCCTTCTTCTTCTGCTTTAAGGTATCTGTATTGATTTTCTAATAATAGTGCAATGGCTTTTTGTTGAATAGGATCAGCAACATCTTCACAAGCCCATGCCCATTTATCATAGATCTCAGGGGTCACTTCTTCGTGTGATTCTAATAATTTCATTCGCAAACCCCATCAATACTACAAAAACTTGCGTTACTCACCATTGCATAAGCATCCTTATCCAAATACTTCTTTATATTTTCTTCTGTCACGGGAATAGCTTTTAACGGTTCATCACCCTTACTACCAGCTTTGTACAAAGTTGCTCCTTTAATATAAGGTGCAAAAGCAATAGATTTTTCAATAAATTTATCTATCTGTTTCTCACTCATTTCTTCAGGTAGATTGATGGTTTTACTTATTGAGGAATCCACATACTTTTGAACAGTAGCCTGCATTTTAAGATGAGCTACCGGATCTATATCATAAGCACAGACAAAATTATCCAATGGTCTTTTATTAATAACAAACTCTCTAAACAGAGGATCAAAAAGAACCTCCTCCCGAACCACACCCTTCTCACGGGTCCGTCTCTTATACATCGGGGCAAAGATGGGCTCTATGCCCGTTGAGACGCCCATAAGCATGGCTGTAGTGCCTGTTGGAGCTACCGTAAGCATCACAGCATTCCGAATTCCATGCTCCCTGATGAGCATTCTTACCTCCACAGGAAGAGTTTTAGCAAAAGCTTCCGCTAAATACTTCTTGGAGTCGAAGGCTGGGAAAGCGCCCTTTTCCCGCGCTAGATAGGCTGAGGCTTTGTAGGCTTCATTGCGTATCTTGGAGAATAGCTCCGCAGCAAACTCTAAACTCCTATCTGATCCATACTTAATCCCCATCTTAATAAACATGTGATGGAGGCCCATTACTCCTAAGCCAATTCTTCGACTTCGGTGACCGACTTCTCGACACTCAGGAATTGGGAAATTATTAACCGTAAGGACATTATCCAAAAACCTTACAGCAGTTTTTACTGTTGATCTTAGTTTATTAACGTCAAATCTACCAGACTTATCAAACATTTCTGCTAAATTAATAGCAGCTAAATCGCAGTTGCCATAAGGTGGTAATGTAATTTCTCCACATGGGTTTGTCCCAGGAAGATACTCGAAGTAGCTAACATTAGTATACTCATTTGCAAAACTAATGTTGAAAATACCAGGACAGCCACACTTGACGGCACTACGCCAAATCCGATCCCAAATTTCTCTCGCTTTCACACGAACATACTTAACTTCAAGGATCTGATCGTCCCACCCTCGTCGTAGAAAATTATCAGCCCTGCCTTTGGCATCTTCAGTATCAAAAGCCGAAATGCGATCTGTATAAATTTCACCATTTTCATCTTCAAATGTAACTTCATAAGTTAAGTATTTTTTTCCTTGAAAAGTAAAAAACCATTCCTCATTTCCTTCTACAGCTTCTATAAAGCGATCAGTGATAGCAACTGAAATATTAAAGTTGTTTAATTGGTTTAAATCCAATTTAACATTTAAGAAGTGAAAAAGATCAGGATGTGTTACTTCGCAAATACCAATAAGAGCTACTCTACGATTACCACCTGATCTAACCTCTGCTCCGATGGCATCCAACTTTTTCATCTCAGAAACTAAGCCAGGAGCAGCAAAAGGCATATTGGAAATAGAACTGCCACGAGGACGAATCTTAGACATATTAAATCCTATTCCCCCACCACTACATGAAATCTTATACATGTTCGCCTTTAGCTCAGCGATGGAATCAACATTATCCTCAGGCATCATAAAGTAGCAGTTAAGCATGTTGTGCTGGCCATTCTTCCGACCGGCACCAAAGAGTATTCGACCTCCTGGGATAAACTCACCAGCACCTATTGACTCATAGAATCTCTTCTCCCACTTTTCTTTATCCTCATCACGTTCAGCAGATGCAATCTGTCGTGCAACTGTTTTAATTCTATCGGACCAATTACGGTCGCCGGGATAGGCATATTTTGAATCAAAAATGTGCTTGCTGTAACCATCTAATACTTTCAACATTCGAACTTAGTTTCTCCATTTTTCATAGTGACCCGCAGAGTTTTTGAACCTTCTAATAATGATTTTAAATATTCACTGTGGGTGATGAGGAATATAGTTTTTTCCTTCTTAAGAGCGGATAAGAGTATGTATAATCCATTATAGCCTTCAGCATCCAAATTTTCTGTTATTTCATCTAAAAATAGGATATTTGATGTGGTTTTACCAGTAAAAGTTAGGAGACTCTGTAGGGCCAGCATTACGGCTAAGTTAACTCGCCTTTTCTGCCCCCCGCTTAAAGAACAATGATGGATTATTCTGCCATTTATATAGATGGTCTCGCTCAACTCTTCATCAAAATTTACACTATAAGTTCCATTCGATAAAAGAGATAAATACTCATTACATTTTGTATTAAAATAATCTAAAATATTTCTTATTACATACTTGATTACACCCTGCTCTGAGAAAGCTTTTTCCCAAAATCTCATTACTTCATAATCTATAGTTGCCTCATTACACTCTTTCTCAAGAGTTTCTATTTTAGTCTTGTTATTATTTAATGTTTTCTTGAGTTCTTTTTTTCTAGTGTAAAGATTATACAGCTCAATATTTTTAGAGTATTCCTCTGATGATATCTTTGGTGTCACTTCTTCAATATTTTTTCTTATAGATTCCCTAGTCTCTTTTAATTTTTCTATTGAAGATTTTAGTATCCCAGCTTGGGTCTCTAATTTTTTAATATCTTCTTTTGTTTGGGTCTTTTCCACAGACTGTTGGCAAGCGTTACATTTCTCAATGCGAGTATAAACACCTTGATCTAACTTATATTTAATAGTATTATATTTTAGTTTAACTTCTTTTAATTCAACACCCACAAAACTATAAGTTTTCTCAAAATCCCTTACTTTCTTTTCATCAGCTAAAACATCTTCTAAAGATACTGAAGGTATTTCAACACTATCTTTGCATTGTTCCAGTTCCCTTTGTATTTGATCTTGTTCAGCACTCAGGCTTTCTATCAAAGCTGACGCTACTGATGCTTTATTCTTATACTCAGCCTTTATAGGACGTATCCTATCTCTCCACTCAAAAAGATCATCTAAACTAAGAAAATGTTTTATAATGGATCTCTTATCCTCCGCTGGAGCGGAAAGAAAATCAATATTGACATGCTGGCCAAACGCGATTGAGGCAGCAAAGGTTTTAAAATCTGTTCCTAATACCCTATTGATTTCAGCCTGAGTTGCATTTGCATTCTCTTTGGTTATGTCGTTGCCCTTAAAAGAAGCTTTCAAAGAAGTTGGTCGTCGGGTTCTCTTTATTACTAGATCATATTCATCACTGTATAGTGTCACAGATAAGTTTTTTCCGGTATCCGTGTTAACCATAGCATCTTCTGTGCTTTTACGAAGAGTTCTTCCAAACAACCCATATACTACTGCCTCAATTATAAGAGATTTACCAGCGCCGTTACTACCTCCTGTGTCCTTGTTCTTTCCTTCAATAAATATAATTCCCTCAAAATCAGCTAGACGGAGAGTTTGAGACTTAATTGAGTAAAAGTTCTCTAATTCAATTTTAGTTATCTTCATACTTTAAAATCTCTAATCCTTCCATTAGCCTCTTTTTTGGTATTTTACATTTTGTCTCGTTAACGTATTTCTCAATTAAAGTGTCATCAATTGTAAAAATAGGTTTTGTTGGATCAAAATTACTTTCAAGTTTATCATCTACAAGAGACCTAAATTTAATATCAACCCATCTAATATTAGGATATTTCCTAAATATATCTTTTCTTATGGACCTAGCATTTAAATTTTTAATTTGATTTACATAAACTTGAAGATAAGTAAAATAGTTTTTATCTAATAGGGCATCTTCGTAAGATTCCATATCATCCAAATCTATACGAAAATGCCTTAATCCTTGCTTAATTTCATGATAAGTAAAATTATTATTCTCATCAACTACTGCATAGTAGTGGGATTTTCCCCCCTCATAGTACTCTGTAGAGTAAGGCGTCCCGAGTATATGAAGTTTATCATTAGCTCTATGATGCCAATGAATATGGCCAAGGATAGTGTGATTATTAAAATCGGAAGCAGGAATATCGCTGTCATAATCACCAATGCTATTGTAACAACCAGAATAACCGAAATGCCCAAACACGCAGTAACTATCTGGGACAGTCGCAAGACATTCTCTAATCCTGTTTGTATCTTCGTAATGAGGGATGAACGCTCTTTTTCTTTTGTCATCGAAACCTATATGATCGTAAATTTTAATTGTTGGAAAATCTTCAAATATTTTTAATACAGTTCTACCATCATCCGCTTTCGATTCTGAGTCGTGGTTTCCTCTTAGAATCTTAATATCCAAAGGATAAAACGCATCTAAAATTTCTCTAAATGCCAATAACTCAGTTGGGGAAGGTTTTCTAAAATGAAACACATCACCTAGAAATATCACTTCCTTAAAATCACTACTAGGAAATAAATTCGTAATAGTGGAAATTTGGTCCTTTAAGTATTGAGGATTCCCAGGTATATCTCTTAAGTGGATATCACCTATGACTACAGATTTCATACTGGAGGGATAATATGACGTTGCCCTTTCTCTAAGGACTCAATTTGTGGCTCCAGAGGGACGCTTAAATCTCTGTCCTTATCCGCTAAACTAACAAGAACTTCATTGGAACCAAAAGTAATACCTTTAACATCTAACTTAAGCTTCTTAAAAAGCCTTAAGATACATAGATGAAATCCCAGCTTTCTATTATACATCTCATTATCCCGGCACACTGAGAATGCTGTCCACACTTTTCCTTGGACAGATAAAGATACAGTGGTAATCCCACCTTTACCTTTCGATCCACCTTGTTTAAAACCGGGTTTTCTAAGATGCTGAACTCTACCGTAATAAGTCGTTTCCACACCTTCAAATTTAACTCTAACTTTAATCATTTTGAATTACCTCTACTCTTTGGATATTAAAACTATACAGCGAAAACCTATCTATATCTTCGTCTTCCAGGTGTGGGAAATGAGGTCTAAAATCTTCTAAAATTTCTTCTTCACTAGGTTCATTCTCAAAAATAGCAATAAAATCATCATACCATCCATGAGTGACTAGAAAAACATGTCTAGTGCTCATAAGCTTCTCCTAGTTTTTCCATTAACCAACGAAGTTGTAATCCCGTAATTCCCTCCACCATAGTTTCAGGATCATATCCTTCCAACTCCTCTAAATTTACACAATGGTAGTCATCACCAACCAAACAAAGGTCATATTTTTTATAAAGCTTTTTAAGTTCTTTCCTGAAAGCTAAATGCCGTTTTACATCTTCTTCTGTCATAGTTCAACTCCAATTACTTGCTAGTGTCCATTGACATTTAGGATTCTCTACATATTTCATTAAATCATGTTCTCTTAAGAAATCCATTAACTTAATCGACCATTCTTCTTCTACTTCTTTAGAGGTCTTAAGCTCATCTTCAAAAAATACAGGATATCCTCTTCTAGCAAGATGAAAAGACTTCTTAATACAAACAAACCACACAGGGTAATCTGAGGAACAATGAGTTTGAAGATCTATCTCAGGATGCTCCCACAATTCTTCAGCCTTTTCCCAAAGATCATGTTCGTCTCCAAGTTCAACACCAAAATAAATCATTGCATCTGTTGATACACCCATTATATTTCTACTCCTAGCTTATCCAAATCATCTTTAATTAAAAGCTTCACTGCTTCAGCTACTTTCCTAATCTCGTATTGTGCTTCAGGTTTCAGACGCTGGGATAGAAAGTGGAGCACAGCTTGGAGACTAACTGTCCACTGAGCGGTAGTGTAGATGTTCTGAGGCAGAAACATCCTTGCCATCTCTTTTGCTACTCCATCAGCTAGCAAACATTTATAGAACTCATAGGAGCACTGAGCTTCGAACTCCATGTCGCCAATTAAAATATTTCCGGCAGGACTATCTTCCCATTCGTTTGCTGCTTGCTTACTACCCTGCTTAACAGGACCCCTAATTGTTTTGGGAATATAGAACTCGGGCTCAAGTTCTTTATACCGTCCACTAAGTTCGTTCCAAGAGCATCCTTTGTCAGTGTCAAACATATGCTCAAACACTTCAAATGATACTTCCTGTCCGTCTACCTCAAATGTTCTCCAACTGCTTCCTACTTGGTATTTAACTATTTGTCTAAAAAGAAATAAGGGGCATTTAAGTTGGAAGGTATAAAATGTGTGTCTGAAGGGAGAGGT